TGGAAGGTATTGTATTTCTATCATCAATCGATTTACGATATATGGGATTGTAGTTCATATTATTTATTTAATGATTTCAATTTTGGTAATTGAAGTTGCTGAAACTTTGGTTGTATCTTATTATAAATACTATACTGATTTAAAATAGAGTCAAATCCTTCAGTCATTTTGGATAAACTAAATGTTGTCAAATTGTACTTACCTAACTTAGATGCTTCCGATTTATACTTATCGTAATTTTTATAAACATCTTTAATTACAGGCAATGCTTTAGATACATTTACGTTAAACCATTGTGCCTCTTTCAATATAAATTGGTCAGCGGCAGATTCGTGTACTGGCTTTAACTCCCCTTCTAATAATACAGCGCCTTCTTTTAGGAAATCCAAATGTCCACTCCAATTAGAAACAATTACAGGCTTTCCTGTCAAACTGAATTCCAATAATGGTCTACCAAATCCTTCACCTTTTGTGAAGTTCAACATTGCCTTTACTTTTGAATGTTCATATAAACCATTCATTTGAGTAGATGTTAAATCTCCGTGCAGTAAATAAATTGGAACTGATTTGTAATCTTTACCCAATACTTGTCTAATTTTTTTAATGGTAGCCTCTCTATCCATTACACTAAATCCAGCCGATGATGTTTTTAAAACTAATGCGGGTTTAACCTTTTCGTTCTTAAAAGCCATTGCAAATGTTTTAATCATCATTCCCACATTCTTTCTATCTTCGCCTAAATCGCCTCTTAACCAATGTCCTACGAATAGGAATGCGAAATCTTCTTTGATTTGGTCTAATTCGGTTACATGCGCGACCGCATCAGTTCCGAAATCAAATTCATCAAATCCTTCAAAGAGAATTTCAACAGGTTTTTGAATTTTATATTGTCCAATTAATTTTCCGGTTACTTTATCTTGTTCATTATATACAGTATCTACTAAACTTTTCTTTGAATGTTCGGATGGTACAATAATTAAATCCATTCGATTACATCCATGTATCCAATCTAATGCACAATGTGTAGTTTCGATTGCGGCTGTTATTCCAATATTGTAATGTCCTAATGGTTGAAATTCATTTGGAACAGTAACCTGAATATAAATATCCGGCTTTTGTTGGGTACCTGGAATTATATTTTCTATAACCCATTTATGAAATTCATTATCATAATTAAGTCCATCCATTGGAGTATTACCCCAACGAGTACTAATCACTTTAATATCAAACTTATCCAACTTATATAATGAATGCAACAAATCTCTAGCGTGGTCACCATATCCACTTCTTGTTGCTACCGGTGCTTGAAATACTAATGTTGGTTTCATATTATAACTCTATTAATTTAAATTTTTGTTTTGGTTTCCAATTTTCGAATGCACCTTCCATACCATCTACCAATGTTTTACACATCGATTCTCTACTTAATAAACCTTCTCCTAAGAAATGTTTTCTACCTTTTAATCCAGCAGCTTTCCTTTCTTCTCTTCCCATTTTATAGAAATCCATAATTAGAGGAGCCACATCTTCAAAATCAATTCTATCATCAAAGATATATGGAGTAGGCACTGAACCTGTTGTTGAGCGAACCGGCCAAATTGGTCTAACCCAATCTCCCCACACTACACCTGCTTTTTTGTGTTTATCATGTAATGAACCAATTTCCACATAATCTTCTTCCATTAATAATTTACCACTACCTCTTTCTCTAAATCCACATTGGTCTTGCAATCCACCTGTTACGGTTACTATGATAGGAGTTCCTGCCATTACCGATTCGGCAGTTGCTAATCCAAATCCCTCATTAGATGCCACATTAATTGTTACATCGGCTATGTTGTAAAGATAGTTTAACTCTTGCTCCGTATATTTGTTTGACGCAAATATAACATTTGATTCCGGCATACAATGCTCTATAAATGTAGGTAAATCAGTACCATGCTCTTCGATTGGGGCTGTGTGCATTAACATACAAACCTTATCTCTCTTATCTTCGGGCAATGCCTCTCTGAATTTATCAAATGCCAACATAGCATCCATAGGTTGTTTTCTACGAATGTTTCTATTATTCCAATAAAGAACAAATTCATATTCTTTATCACCAAAAATTGATTTTTTAAATTCAGTTGGAACATCTTCTGGTTTATACAATTCCGAATTGATACCATGTGGTACATACGTTACTTGCCAATCTTCCAATGGTTTCCAATAATTTTCTTTATCCCAAGTACCAACTCGCTTTACAATACCATATGTTTGCTTTGAAATACACCCAATCCAATCACAACTTTCGTAGTAATCTCTATTATATTTTGGGTCTGGTAAATCATCCCAAATGTGATAGAAGAAAAGCGGTACTGATTGGCGAATCTCATGCTCAATCTCATACAACCAAATCCAATATCTCGGGTCAGTAAAGTGTAGAATAGCATCGGGCTTTTCAATCATTAATAACTGACGGATGATATCGGGATTGCCATATCCATCCGATGGATAAATTTTTACGTTTGCATCCGCAACGCCGGTTGATTCTCTAACACTATCGTTTAAATCTAAAACCTTACCTGCTTCTGGGTGCTTAATTGCTGCGCCTAACTGAACCCAATCATATTTATCTACTGTACCCAATACTAATTGTTTGGATACATTAGCAATACCACTAGTCATTCTAAGGTCATCGGAGAGTAATAGGATTTTCTTTTTTGCCATAACTTATTTTGTTCTCTTAAAATTGTGAACCACTAATTTGCAATATAGTGTACTCGTTTAATTGTTTTCTAAATTGTTCGTTTTTCGTGTAAAGGTCTAAAGTTCTATTAACAAGTCTTTGGAAGTTCAATCCACCATGGATTGTTACCATTTTAAAATCCTCATCATATAACTTTTTTATAACCTTAACCGTAGTTAATTTTAAATCTGCCATAGTTAATAATATTTGTATATACATATATATACTAAAAATTATTTTCCATCACAATGTGTTCCATAAAATTCACACCATCCGCATAACTTTGATGGTTTCTTAAAGAAATCAACATCCGTTCTATATGTACCATCTGCATTAAATACACTATCAACAAATTCGGTAAATCCTCTCCACGCTTTATTCATAGATGGTTTACCACTTGCGGGTACGTGTCTACTAATACGTGGAATATGATAATCTGCGTTTTCGGATACTTTACGTTTTAGTATCATAAACTCAACATCAATCATATCTTCCGATATTTTTAACATTTCAGCGTAGAACTTTTTATATAAAAGTATTTGTGTATTTTTAATCGGGTCTGATTTTTGGTATTTACTCCAACCCTTAGTGGATGTTTTGAAATCGGTAATACGATATCTACCGGTAGTTTTACTTCTAACGATAAAGTCAATGAAGCCTAAAAATTGTACATTCTCTCCAATCTTAGTGTTAATTACTTGCTCAATGGCAACCAATTCATCATCTTTCAATGAAAAGAAATTATTAAAGTTTTTAGATTTTTGGAAGTAATCCAATATGAGATACCCATCTTCTAAGAATTCTACTAATTCTTCTTTAGAACATATCGGGTCTTTGCCATCATTGGATTCTTTGATGAAGAATTCTCTCATCTTTTCTTTAAGAAAAGCCTTCGTATCCATTCCCTTATCAGCTTGTGATTTGGAGATACGAAGGCATCTACTTAAATACTCTTGCAATGTTTCGTGCATTGCTGAACCAAATACAGAATGTATATTGGATGAAGATTGTTTTAAGTCATCTATGTAACTTAATTTATATTGATGTGGGCAACTGCTCCACATACTATATTGGGAAAATGATACTCTAGCCATAGAACAAATATACGAAATTTATTTGAATAAACCAAAGAATTATATCTTTAATTTCAGTTTCGTAATTTGTTTTTTCTCTATGCCGTATTTTTCACAAATATATTTGATATTCTCTCTACCTTCTCTAGTAGAGTATAAAATATCAATATATTCTAATGCCTGTGATTCGGGTACTGTAAAATCCTTTTTGATTAACTCTACCAAAAACTCTTCATACTTATCTTCGGATTTTCCTTTTGTATATTTTAAGTATTGCTTACCTTTTGGCAAAACACTAATATACAATTTGTACATTTCCTTTGGCTGAAGAGTTTGGGTTAAAGGTAATAGCGATGCAATAAGTTCAACCCATTCCGGCTTCATAGAAAGGAATCGATTAATCATAAAGTTACTCCACGATTTCAAATCCTCCTCCGATAACTTATCGAAATAGTTTGGGTCTTGCTCTGCGGTTAACGCATTAAGATGGTCGAATAACTTTTTAGCTGCCATTATTTTTCTTCGTTTGGAGTTCTCAATTCTTCTGGTAAAAACTCTTGCAATGGTTTACCACAATTTGTACATAAAAATACTTCGAACGGCATTACCGTATCTTTCTCACCACCGGTTAATAATTTAGAAGCCTTACGGAATCTATAACCTGGCATAAAGATTAAGTTACCACATTCACACGGAATATCTCTCGTATCTTTAATATCGATTTGTGGTTGGTTAAATTGGTCTATCATTTTATAATATTTAAAATTTGAATAATTGTGCTCATAAACACTATCTCTTTATCTACTACTAACGCATCTTTGGATAATCCATCTGCGATAGTAAGTATCACATTTGCTGTATTTCCAGCTGCGTACTCATCTACCTTATCATATAACATAGTGTACATTTCTGAATAATCATTTAATCGATTATCAGCTACTGCTTGTCTAATGTTTATAAATAAGTTTCTCTTATCATTAGATGATTTAAGAAGGTCAATCAACTTAGTTTGGAAATTGGATTCAACCATAATTGCATGGTCTACTTTTAATTCACCTTTAGCCGATTGTAGTTGGCAAGTATTTAGGATTCTACGGATATCCGGATAATATGAGCTAACTATATCAGCTACATTCTTAATATCGTATGTAATCTTTTCGGTATCCAAAATCTTACTAACCTGAATTGCTACATCCTTTTTAGTTGGAGGTGTAATTGCAAATGATTGACATCTACTCTGAATCGGGTCAATAATCTTCTCAATGTAGTTACACGTTAAAATGAATCTACAATGTTTACTAAAAGTTTCCATTAAGTTACGAAGGATTGCCTGTGCATTTGGAGTCATATAATCGAACTCATCCAAAATTACAACTTTAAATCCAGCGAACCCTACAGATGATGCGAATCCTTTTACTTTGTTACGAACTGTATCAACGTTATTCTCATCCGATGCATTGATAATCATAAAGTCACATTTGATTGTGTTTACAATTAATTTAGCCAATGTGGTTTTACCCGTACCCGCCTTACCATAAAGTAGTAAGTGAGGAATATCGTTGTTATCCAAATATTGTTGGATAGTTTCTTTGATGGTTTCATTACCAACGTAATCAGCTAATGTTTGTGGGCGGTATTTCTCCACCCATAAACTATGCTCTCTTTTATTTATATCGTTTGCGAAAAAGCTCATATTATATTATTTTCCTGTTGAACCGAAGCCGCCTTCGCCTCTTTCGGTGTTATTTAATTCATTTACTTCTTCAAATTCAATTGGTGGGTGTGGGATAATCATAATTTGTGCAACTCTATCCCCCACATTATATGATAATGAATTCAATCCATTTGTTTTTTTAAATGTAGCTTGTAATTCACCTCTATACCCACTATCAATTACTCCTACTGAATTAGATAATGTTAAATCATATTTTCTAATTGATGAACGAGGAAATATCAATCCTACAAATCCTTTTGGAATTTCTAATGCAATACCTAATGCATATGTAATATCAAACGTTGTATTGGATAGTATGTTAGTTGCTACTAAATCCATACCGGCATCCCCACTTTTTGCATAGGTGGGGATAA